TTACACGCCCAACAATCGAGCCCATCGACTGCTACGCGGTAGTGGCAGACTGTACCCGATCAAGCAAAACTGGTCCAGTGCAAATAGTACCACCGACTCCAACCTCGCGCCTGAGGCGATTTGCTGCTCCCTCTGCCAGGGAGTTGTGTAATCGGAGATCCCCACAAGGTGGCTGCTCTGACAGGGCGGAAATCCGAGTCGACCGGGCAATTGGATCGACTGCCTCACGAGATCCACATTTCGCTCGGCGGTATATGTGAAATTTTCGGTTTTTAGGCAGGCTAAATTCGCGGGGCTCCAATCGGTCAGCGGAAAGTTGATAACTTGATTCAGCGCCGTGTTGTTGACATCAGGCGGATATAGGACTTCGAACTTAGCGGCGGGGAAGGACCCGCACACAAACTCCCGAATCGATTTTGTAAAAGCGCCGATCAGCCCTGGCAGGAACGCGCACTCTTGAGCCAGTTGGCGGGGATCCGCATACTGATTCGCTATGACCGCCATTGGTTGCCCGTAAGCAGCTTGGAATGTCTCGGTTGTATATGCATCGTAGAATGGCATGCCGGGCTCTGTCACAACGGTGGCCGTCGGACCAGGAAAATACCACCACTGGACCTCGCCGAACTGTAAATACGGCACAACGCCGGCCTGCGCCATCAGGCTAGCCATGTCGCAATATACTTGCTGCCAAAACGCCGTGCTCACTGGCCCGAAGTTTGTTTGCAGCGACGGCGTCGTCAACCAGACGGGGTCTCCGTTCGGATATCTCTGCGCGATTCCGGTGGCGACACTGTCATCTCCGTTTTGCAACTCCATACTGAATGACGCGGTAGGTTGAATCCCATATCCATTCAGCGCGGCAAAAAATGCTACGCTCCAATCGCGCGCCGCACGATTGATCGGAGGGGAAGCCGCGAGATCCGTGCGCCAATAACTTCCGTTCGGATCGGCGCACGTGCCGTCGATTCCCCCCGCGAGCGCGGGACCACCAGTTTGTGCCGTGAGGGGCGTGCTGCTAGCCTCCGAGTTGTTGGTGATCACGGAAATCGTGAGCCCATTCCCGGCGGTACCCAAACTGCGCGCCGTAATCGTTAGCACTGCGCCCTCAGCTTGCGCTCGCACGCTGTTCGAGCCGGCGTTAATGAGGAGCGCGAAACAGAGTGCGATTGTTGCGGCGGTGTCACTAATGAGATTTAAGTGCTGTATCAGCGTGCCTCCCAAGTTGACACTCGTAATCTGCCCGAACTCCGGATTTCCGGAAAACGATATCGTCGCCGAGGCGAATTGCATTCCGGGCCTGTAGAGTTCGTAGAACCAAAGGGCACCGGCATAGTGATTGGCTCTGCCGCGAAATCCCAGCTTCTGAATAAGCCATGCGGTACGCTCCGGCGCTAAAGCTATCGAGTGGTTGGTGTCCCAGTCCGTCGCCAATGTCGCCGTTGCGGATAGTGGGAATTCCGGAATATCGTATGTAGGAACCACGAGTTCTAAGAAATCGAAATAGAAGTAAGTTCCAAAGGCGCCATTATTAGTGATTTTGACGGTGTGCGCCGCTCCTCCCGAAAACATTCCGAGAGGGACTCGGACTAGGACATCCTCGCCCGATAACGCCATGCTCAGCGAAACCGGCGCACCCGCATCCACCTGAACGGAAACCTGTCCTCCAGACGTCAAATATCGAGTTCCGAGGTAGAGGGTGTGGTCGACGCTCGAACTGTAGGTACACTGGAGGAAAGACCCCGTCGCGGTAGTCCAGTGAATAGATCCCCCGGAAAAGTTCCCGTTAGCGCTGTTCCATCCTCCTGAATAGGTGAGCGCGCTGGCGATATCCTCAATCCGGAGGCTCCCGGGTCCAGCCACTTGATATTCCAGATTGTCTCCCGTGACCGACCAGTTGGTCGCAACCACGGAAAACTCGCTTCGTTGGAAGGTTTCGGTCTGCAAATCAGCAGCCCATGTCCAACGCATTTTTCGCACGTTCGACGTCGGTACAGGAACAAGCATTGAACGATCCGGGTCGATGAAGCCTTGAAGCGCACCGAAATTCAGCTTCACTTGCCACTGCTGCGGCGATGTCCCACCGCTGAAGTTCACAAAGCCGGGTGACCATGTTTCGGTATTCGCGCCGAACACCGTCGCGTAGACGCCTACTCGGTTCGCGTTTGCACCGGCGCCTCCAGCGTAAGTAAGAGTGATTTCGGTTCCACTCGCGGATGCACTCACCGTGCCGTCACCAGACTGGTTGATTGCTGCTGCCAGAGCGCCTATCGAGGTTTCCAGCGTGTCGGCCGATGTGAGGCGATAGTTAAACTGCTGATCCAGCCACGCCAATACAATGTAGTCCCCTTGGGAGGGCAGTCCGCCCAGTTGGAATACCGCGCTGGCGGAAGTGAACTGGCCGATTGGAGTCGCGTAACCCAAACCCGAGGCGTCCAGCGGCACATCGTAAAGCGTTTCTACGCCATCGCTCTCCGACCAAATTCGCAGATATGGCGAGTCCACGGTCGGATAGAGGGTGGAGTCTATCGAAATGCAGTTGTTGCGAACCTCCTGATAGCTGAGCCGAACTCCAGTCAAATTACCATCGGGTAAGTTGCGAAGAAGTGGGTGCTCGAATACGTTGTCGCGATTCCATTCCAGCACCACCCAATCGAATGGATCTCTCCAACAGCCCGAGACTGTGAATCCGTTTGGGCTCGTCTGGCTAAGTGCCGCTATCGCCGACGGCTTTTTAAAATAGGACTGCAGATCCCGATCTGGTCTCAGCTTGGTGAGTTGTTCTGCCATCAGAGTCGAATGACTACAGTGAGGTCGGCTCCAGGGGTGGCCTGCCCTACTGACAGCACCGCGACTGTTACCTGCGACATGGCTTGAAGCGGTGGTAACGTGCTCCCGAGGATGCTGTTTGAAGCGATCGCTCCGGGTGGAAATGTAACCGCACAGTACCTAGCGCCGTTAACGTTGATTTGCACCTGCACGTCGGCGTCGGCCGCGGTTCCCAGGATCGCGAATACGTCTCGCACCGAACGTGCTGTTTCGACAACAATGGCCGGCGCCACGCATTGGTCAACAGCCAGGAACCCATCCACCTGGATTGAATACTGTCCCCCGGAGAGAGTCCGCAAACCACTATCTTGGTTGTGAGTCATGCATATGCCGGTCGTCGGGCTATTTCCTAACTTGTTCGTGACGAACAATTCCGCGCTTCCTACGCGAACATCTGGTAACGAGATGGAGTAATTCCAGCTTCCGCTATAAGCACTGCCGAAGAAGCCCGGCGGAAACGGCACGATAGTTGTCTGGCTGGTTAGCTGGTAGACTGCCGTACTAACCGTATGCGCTGCCGCAATACTTCCGTCTACCGCCCGGGTGACACTATACTGGGTTCCGTTACTATCGACAGCCGTCACACTAAGGATCTCGCCATCGATCTGCAGCTTAGTCCCGGCCTGCGCGGAGCCTCCGGCGTCTAGTGTCAGCACTCCATCAGCTGCCCCAAGATCGCTAGCGAGTACTGTAGACGGTGTCCCCAGTAGCTCATTCCAGTAGTAAAGAGTCAGCGTTCCCGACGAGATGCCGCCGGTGTTTGTCAAATCGATGAACGACACGCCGCTTAGTATGACCGCCCCCCCTTGCAGGTCCTGCCCCAGGCCGAAGAACGGCTGTGGCGGCACCTGGGTGTCCGCGCTCCCCGACCCGCCAATCGTCCACCGTGTCACAATCGAGAGCTGCTTCGAACACTCGAGATTATTGACGTTTGCCGAGCGGCCCGTAACCTCCACCACCTCGCCTGTCCGATTCGGAATCGTGAATTGGATCGGGCTGCTCTCCGCGACCGCGGCGAAGTGCCATGCTGCCTCCGCCACCGTAAAGAAACTCGTCGCGTCCGGTTCCACATCCCACTTCGAAACCGTTATCGTCGTAGCGTCGTTGCTTATTACACTGCGTTCCTGGCCCCCACCGGCGCCACGTGTGATCCGCACTGTCATGCCCACGTAGGCGTTTGCCGCCATCTGCAACGTTGCGTTCCCGGCCATTGTCGGGAAATGAGTCGTTACGGCGACCTCCGGCTGCAACTCCGATCGCCAGTAGAAATTCGCGTGATCGAAATCTGGGTCGGGCGGCGGGATTAGTTGATCTGTCAATCCCCCATCGGTGAAAGTCGCAGCGATCGTTTGCCCGGAGGTAACTCGCAGCAGGTTCGCTGGCGAACTTCCGCGGTATACGTTGAAACCTGCCGTACCTGCTGTGAAGCTCAAGCCTGTGAGTGTCACGCTGCTACCATTTGCACTGATGATCGCAGTGACCACGAACGACAAAGCGCTCTCATCCCCCGCGGCGTCCACCGCCGACACAGCGTAATAAAGCACTTGATCGCCCGTAAGAGACCCACCGGAGCCGATTGTCGCCGACAAGCTTACCAAGGGGATGCCCGGTCCGGTGCTCACCACCGTGGCTGGTGCAAGGAAGCTCACGATGACGCTGGCCTCCACCGTACCATCGGTGTTGGTCGCGGCTGCCTCGACGATGCCGAATTGGACATTTCCGTTGCTGTCCACCACGCTGCCCAGTAACGGATTGGGTAGTCCCACGCCCGAATTGTTCTGTGTAGCCTGCCCCGAAGCGGACGTCGCTTGACCGTTAGTGTCCGCGTACCACGCATCGTCGTGCAGTTGCGCCGTGATCGTCGCGGTTCGATAGTTGGTTGCCGGCGATATCTTTAACACTCGAAAGGGCTGGCGTAGAAAGCCCTCCTTGAGGTACGTGACCGTGATCAAATCGCCAGGCGAAACCCCGAAGCTTCTGATGCTCGTCTGAAACGCGACATACGTGTTTCCGAGGATCGACTTATCGAGGTTGAATTTGAGAATCCGCGATGCTTGATCGAACTGGGGAAGGCCCAGCGCCATTAACGTTGCCGAGGTGGTTTGCCCCGTTAACGCGATATCGTCCGGGTCAACCATCTCATAGCTGTCTTGCTGATATCCATTTAACGCATCCTGAAACTCTACCGACATGCAGTTCGGTGTGTCGGCGATACTGCGCGATGTCACCACCACGCTGGATCCCCCAGTTGCCTTCCGCATAATTCCTGAGAATCCGCTGCTGCCGTCGCCGAATTCATAACTTGGCCATCCGCCATTCAGAGTCTCGGTACTGTTCGACCATACCGGGTGAGAGGGACTCTCCAGTGCGATCGAATTCTCGATGTTCGCTTGGAGGACGCCACCCGGTCCGTAGGTCAGGTACATCCGCGAGCAATTGCGAATTCCTCGCACCGCATCTCCAGCGCTTCGCCTGTTCTGCAAAAGGAGATTACATTGAAAACGAGGTAGTGTGATCGGGTTACCGTTGATATCGGTTGCCGCGATCTCCTGATCGCAGTATGCTGCCGCGGCCGCGAAGCTGGTAAGGTCGATCTCTGCCGCCGTCCACCCGCTTCTTCGCAGCACATCCAGAAGAATCCAGGCGGGATTGTTCGAGAACTGATCGCTTATGTAGGTTCCGTCCGCTGCATAGACCGGCACCAACAGCCCTTGTACCAACACCTCCACACTGGGAAGGGAAGTTCCGTTGTTGAGCTGGTTCGGAACCACCACCGAAAGATACGCCATGCTCCCGTATGGATCGCCGGCTGGCGCCCCGGTGGAGTCCGTGAAATTAGGATCTAAGGCGCCATCTCGCGTCCCCAGTGTCTCTATGTTGTACCAACCGGTGCCCGTCATATTGGTGCCGCTCACAGCGATCGGTATCTCCACGTCATTGACCAGAACCGTCAGCACGCCCTGAATCTGGCCGATTCCTAGGAGCACCTCCATCCGCGTCAGGTTTCCGTCGTTCCGCGCGAACGTCACGATCGGCTGCTGCCAAACCGTTCCGTAAATCATCGGGACATAGTCGTTATAGAGAGCCTGATTAATCGAAACCGCCGACGTCGACCACGCCTTTCCGTAGCTCCGGACGCTGATTGCCGGTGGAATGAATTCCAGTCCTCCGAATCGCGTGAACATGCCCCTTGCTTGGCAGTCCGTGCGTGCATAACCGCAATCTGTGTAAGGAGCGGCGCCGTTTAGATTCCCCATTCCACCTGGAAGGCCTGCCGAGTAGCCGCAGCGGTAATACAAGGAGTACTTGCCATTGATCCCCCCGTCCACGGCCTCCGTTTGCTGTGCCGGTGTCGCCGGAAACTGCCAGGGGCACCGCCGTTCAATCTGCACCTCGGGTAGGAACACCCTCTGCAGGCTCATGCGATTCAGCGCAGTTAACCGAAATGTTGATTCGTCGCTCCGGTCAGGCGGATTGCATATTCCCTGAAAGACCACCGTGATCTCTGTGAGGGCTGCATTGTCCGGCAGGTCGTAGAAGAGCACCCCAACTGTGATGCGCGCGCCCTTCCATCCAACGGACCGTTCGATTTCCGAGAAGTAAGAATCGGCATTGGCCAGGAGAATCGAGATCTGCGGGCTTCCATCGATCCCTTGATCCGACGCCGTTTGAATATCGAAAGCACTATGCTGGATCACTCGGGCGGTGTACGTGTTTCCTCCCGCTGTCACCGTGTGTGTGCACCAGTATTCCGTTTGCCCGTTGGAAAGAACGCAGTTGAAGACGATTAACGGCGTGTCGGTGACGGTCTGCTCCTTCAGATCAGAGATTGTTTGCATAAAGAATATTGACCGTCGCCGAATGTCGATTTACATCCGTGCTCGTAAAGGTGAGCGCGTCGTCGCGCAAACGGGCATTTTCGTAGCACCCGCCCGTCGTGCTCACCTTGTATAGTGATGGGCTATCCTGCGGTTCCAGTTGCAGGCCATATATATCGACGGCAGCGCCTGGCCCAAACTTGATTCCGAACGTCATGGATGAGGCTGTCGAGTCCCCAATTCCGGTGCAGGCAAACCGCTGCCAATCGGTACTGAGGTTCCGATCGTAGCGATTGCTTCCGAGTAACAACGTGAGCGTTCCAGGCGTCGACGCCTTTGCGTACACGCTCAGGCAATATACATATCCGCCCGGCGCCGTCAGAGTTTGCGACAACTCCTGTGGCGCCGCTCCGGAGTTGGTCACTTGCCATGCGTTGTTTCCGCCCGTTGGGTCGGCATTGGCTCCGGCGAGCGAAAGAAACGACGACGCATCCCAAACTGCATTGCTCCAGTCGTTGCTCCACGCCAACAGGTTCGCCGTTGGATCGACGAATGTGAAATTGTTCAGCGTGCCCTCGGCGGCCGCGAAGAACTGGAGCAGGGTGGTCAGTTCCGAATCGCTCAGTGCGGCGTACTTCAGTTGCCACTCCACGGTTGCCGCCCCTGGGTCAGCGAGCTTTACAGTCGTACCGTCCTTGGCCGTATTGACCAAGGTCCGCATCTGGCGCCGTTTCTGGGCAGGAAACTGAGCCAGGGCGCCGGTCGGAAGTTGGGGGTAAATGAGCATTAGAGGTTCCGGTTTTCTATCACCGTCAGCGATGTCTGTCCCTGCATTTCTGCCATCGAACCTAAGGGCAAAGCGTCGCTGGCCAAGCTGCAATTCGGGTACTGCATTCCATCCCACGGGTCCGTGAATGCAAAGCTCCCGAGCCGGCCCTGGTTATCTTCGAAGAACTGCTCAAATGCCGCCATCTCACTTTCGTCTAACTCGCTGAGCTGGATTATCCATTGATGCAGCGCGCCCACCGAATCGCGATAGCGTTGCTCGCTGCCGTCGAGAAATCGCACCGTTTGATTCTGAAAGCGAATCGATTTAGTAGCGGGATACTGTGCCACCGCGCCGGTCTTGAGTTGTGGAAAGGTTGCCATTTTAACTCCGCTCGCCGCGCGTTCCCATTTCGACTTCCGCGGCGAGTTCTTTTTCCAAAATTAAGAACGCCTCTACCTGGCGGGCGCTCAATTCTTCAACCGAGAAAGCTCGAAATCGCCGCCGGAGGAAAAACTCCTCCAACAGCGATAGGCTTTCCGCCGTGATATACGGTTTTGGGCACGTGTCCAGCGTGACATTCCTTCGCGCCCATACCATTCGCGTCGGCCCGAGCTCATCTGCTGGAAGCCATCCACACCGCCGCTTTTGCTCCAGGCCGGATCTCCGGCAAACGTCGCACTTCCAACCGGCCTGGTTCGAGTGTCCAAAGTGGAAGGCGACAATCAGTTTTTTCGTTCTTCCGTGCTCAGCCCTGTCTGCGACCGCACCAATGCCGCCGCCTCTCGAAACAGCTCCTCCGGTCCAATATCTGCGAGCGACTCCGGTGTGGCTGTTACGCCGTCCACTTCCAGTCCCGAGATCCCGAGCAAACCCCACTTTACGTAAAGCCGCTCTACCTCCACTCGTAGCAGCGCCGCATCCATCTTCTGCCCTGCAACCTCGCCTGCCTCCAGAAACTCCGTCCTTCGGGCTAGATCGCGCACTTGGCGCATCAGTTCCGCCCGCCTTCCGAATGACATCTTCGCCACCGTGAACTTCACGCCGCTCGCTACCCGCGACTCGACGGTGGCCACACTTTCATAGATCATGGCAGCTCTCCCTCCCTACGCAAACGCCACCGCGATTTCGTTGTTCACCGTTCCCTGCGCCCTCGACGATCGGAATTTCCATTGCAGGCGATTCTTGCTGTCGTCGAATTCCGGGACCACCGGAATCACGTTCGGTAAATACACGCCGACTAGCTGCCCCTGCGCCTCGCCCAACTGGAACATCACGCTGATCGGCGCTTGCTGCCGCGCCGCCTGATATAGCCCTTGCGTGTTCGGATCGTTCTGGCTGTAAAGCTCGAACGCCGCAGTCACAGTCCGCTCCCCGGGCGATATCGCTTGTGGAAGGCTCGATCCGAATTCTTTGAACCTGGTATCCAACCCGTTTTTCATCACCACCGATGCCGACGTAATGGTGAAGAATTGTGTCGGCGCCGTTCCAAGCCATGCCTCCCCAAGATTCCCTGGGATGATCGTATAGTCGAAGGCGCCCACAGTCGGCTCGGCGGGAAAAGTCTGTAGCGCCGCGCCCGGGTTGCTGGCAAAGGTGACGCTGTCCACCACGTCCTGCGCCTGGCCGCTGAACCGGAATTCGTGGTAGTCGCCGTTCAGATCGATCTCCATCTGGTCGACCGCGCCTCCACACAGCAATCGCTGGACCGCCGTCGAAGGGTCCCAGTAATCGAAGATCCCTACGCTTGGTAACTCGGTCGCGGGCGCGTATGTAACTGCCACTCCCACCGTTGCGCCCGGCGCCGGCGCCGCCGTGAACGGAACATTTAGTTGAACCGTCTCTGCGTCGACGATTGTCGCCACGAATCGGATCTCGCCCCCGCTGCTCACTGCCTGGCCGGCCGAGAGCCCATGCGGGGCGGCGAATGCCAGCCGGCCGTTCCCGGTTGCGCTTGCGGCCGTTCCGCCCGCGAAGGAGGCCGGCGTACCGCCCATCGCTGCCTGGAACAACGGGCCGTAACTCGGATTACTTGTCCCCTGCTGCCAGTTCGTCAGCAGGGTCCGCACTTCAAAGCTGGTCTGTCGCCTGCCCCCAGCCGGCACACCCGTAAACGTTCGGCTGCCCGTCTTGTCTTTGCGGTCTGTCACCTCAAGCTGCTGTCGGACCGTCAGCTTCAACGCCGGAATCCGGTTCGCTGCCGTAATCGCCGGAACCTGTCCGTACGCGCCTTCCAGCGCCGTGTAGAACCGGTTTGCGTTGGACGAAATATAGGAGGCCATATTAGCTTCTGCTTACTCCAATCTCGAACGTGATCTTTGCCACCTGTTGAAAGTTCTTGCCGCCGTGCTTCACGGCCCCGAAAACCGCTTGGTATTCGCCACAGTAAAACATGCCGTTGCCCCAATCGCCGCGGTTTGCATGCAGTACTTGCAGAATTGCATCCACGTAATTGTCCAGTGCGTCTTGTAGCCCATCCAGACGATCCTGCGAGTGCCGTAACTCCACCGTCGTTTGTACATTTCCGGAAAAAGTCCGAAACTTCTCCGCCAGGCTGTTGACAATCTTTTCGCAGTAGACATTTACCGCGGGGTACTGCATGGTGTTGCTCTGATCGGCAATGTCCGGCGCTGCGTTCTGTGCCCGCACCTGGGCACGGTTTAGCGGAATCAGCGGCTGCCCGTTATCTTGTAGGGAGTCGCTTAAATAGGAATTGACGCCGCTTGCCCCCGTGAGAAGCTCTATCGTTTGGCCCGTAATCAGGCTTCCGATTGTTGTCGTCATTAACCCCTCAAAATAACGCGCGGCAAAGGCATCAGGCAGTTGGGCGATTGCCCCCAGCCTGGTCCAGTCCCACCGCCCGCAATCGTATTCGGCTGCACCCACGTCTGCGAAACTGCTATCGGCGATGCGTTTTGCCGTGACAACGCGTCTGGATCGCTGCCAACATATACATTCCAGCCCGTAGCGCCTGCCGGCGCCGCGGTTGGCTCTACCAAAAGCGTGCTGCCTGCCGTTGTAATGGTCGTCGGTGTCGATGGTGCGCCTTCTTCTCCTTTTCCATTGACCCAAGTCATCGACACATAATAGGTGCTATTGGGCAGGCTGCCGCCCGCGCTGACTACCTGGGGTTGTTTGGGGCGCGGGACCGGAGACCACGCAATTCCGATCCCCATCAGCAACAGCCGCTCGTATGCCCATCGGGACCGCTCGTGAAACTGGCCTCGCTTCGCCGCGTACCGATCGTTCAATTGACTCGAGTACGCATCTCCGTAAACCAACTCCAAAGCACGGAATGTGTGCCAGAGCTTGAGCGCGGGTGTCACCACCACGTTGTCGATCTGCGGTCGCGCGTTTAGCCAGAATGCCTGCTCTGCGCCTCTGGACCCGCTCAGCAGTGTGCTGATTTCGAGCGCGAGTTCTTCCTGCGCCAGAGCCAGCTTCTGAGTCACGTCGATACCCTCGACGTTTGCCACATTCGATAATTGTGTGTCCTGCGCCGTCAGGTCTTCCATGCCTGACATAAGACCGTCCGTAAACAGAGCCATATGTCTGCCTAATCCCTGGCGGTTCTGGCTCCGCCCTTCAGCTTCTTCATGTCGTCCGTCAATCTCTTCAATTCGTCGGACGATACCATCGTGACTTCCAGTTTGGCTGCTGTTGCAGCGTCCTGCGCGGCCCTATACGCCGCTTCCTGCGCTTGCAGGAATGCCGCCGCCTGGTCTGCCTGTGCCATTTCCGCGGACCCTTCCACGATCATCTTGGCTGCCAGGTGCCGCGGCACCTCCACCAGTACGCCCTTCTTGCCGCCGTCGTCCGTCCCCAGGCTGCTCACCACTGCGAACGGAGTGGTTATCGTCGCTTCCATCGCCCGGATCCTCTGGTAATACGTCTTCACATCCATTCGACTCTCCTCTTGATAATGAGCCGCGACCGCAAGCGAGCGGTCCGGCGTTTTTCACGATGAGGAAGTTGCGGAAGCACTTACCGGGCCGCGACCCATCGTTGCTGAGCCGCGGCCGTGAGGGAGCGATCCGCAATCCCGCAAGTTCCTCGATCCGTCTACATTACTAACCGCCGAAAAGCCTCGCGCCGCGAAGATTCCCGCACCGAAGCTATTACGACACTGAGACCCCGGAGCCTCACTCCCCGCGTCCTCTGCCACCTCAGCGTCCTTCGGTTTTGACTTTGATTCTTGCTTTTTCCAACGTCTCTGCGGTAAGTGTTCGTTTGCTACGTATTCACCTGCACGCCCGACGAATTCCGCAGAATGCCGCAGCCGTACAGAATGTCCACGGTGAACTGCTGCGCCAGCGTATCCGGCTGGTAGCTCATCACCACGCGCATTCCGAAGTTGCCCAGCTCGGCGTACTCCGCGATGGCCCCGGTGCCTGGCAGCGGTTGCGGCAGCCGCCGGATCACGAGCCCCAGGGCATCCCGTGTAAATGCCAGATTATGTGTAGTTACAGGGCTGCTCCCGGTGTACTGCACAAACTGCGACCGGAATACGAAAAAGTCCTTGATCTTTCCGACCGTCCCGTCGATCAGCGCCTTCAACCCGGCATCGCCGGCAGTCTGAAACTCGCTGAAGCGCGGAATCTGCCGCCATGCCGAATACGTGGCCGCGTCCACAACCATGTACTTTTCCGAAGCCGGCGGCACCTTTGCCAGGAACAACGCTGTTTCTGCCGCGTCGATCACGCTCTCTGTGATCGCCGTTCCTGGCGTGCCCACCGGAGCGTTAGCCGTGAACCCCGCGTACAAGTTCAGCAGATCGTTCTCCACCTTCTGTGCGATCGCCGCCACCGCCGGCTGCATGTAGATCTTCAACAGATCCGGCACCGCCAGCACTTTGGTTACGTCCGGAATCTGGAAAGTCGCTTCCGCGTGCGTGTTCAGCACGATCTGCGCATTTCCCAGATTCGGATTCTGCGTTTGCACCGTTCCGCCCTCGAGGATGTTGTTTGCTTGCATCACAGGGGGGATCGGCACGTTAATTGTGTCGCCGGCATGTGCCAGAGCTGGCTCATAATCGCGATTCACCAGGTTCCCCATAATGAGGTTCCCTACCAGCACCGGCAATGCATCCGCCGCCACCAGCTTCACAATCGCGTTGGCGACATTCGCTGAAGTAATTGCTGCCATTTCTTCTCCTTGTTCCTTTCTTCTTGCCGGCTACTGCGACTCGCTCCCGCTCGTCTAGCCGGAACTTCTCTACAGCCCGCGAAGGGTCTGCGATGCCACGCGTACGATTTCCTCTCGTACCCGCTCCATCTCCTCCGCGCTCATGCCTGGCCGGATCTGTTCGAGGGTCACAGAGTCTCTGCCTCCACCGGGGGCTTTGTGGGTGGCCGTCATTCCCGTTCCGCCCGGAATTCGCGCCGGCAGAAACTCCGGGTTCTCGTTGACGAAACTCGCGAGGTACTCCTTCACTGGAACGTCGCCATCGTCGCCCCGCGCCACCAGTCGGCCATCTTCGTTGCGCACAATCCCGTCTTGCACTGCCTTGAATGCCAGGTCTATCTTCGATACGCCCAGCCGTTGCAATTCTGCTCTCACTGCGGAACTGCGTTCTGCTTCCGCCGCCGCTTTGTGACTCCGCTGGTTCTCAGCAACCAGTTCGTTCATCCGGCGCTCCAGTTGTTCCCGGCGCTTTCGTTCCTCCAGCAACTCCGTCTTGTACGCCGGTTCGCTCCTGGCCTTCTCGCTATTCGTGAACTCCTGCACCGCCTGCCGCACGATCGCTTGTATGTCGATTCCGTCCATATGTCTCCTTGGGAACACCTACTCCCCGTGTTCGATCTCCTCCACCACTGTGTTTTTGATGTCCTGCCGTGCGTCACTCAGGTATTTGAGAGCCAGCCTCTTAAAAACCTCCTTCCTTAAGGTCTTCGACTCGATCCCAAGGCCTAGTAACTTCTGCGCATCGTCTAATTCCGTGCCTAAGTCGTTGATGTCGAACTCATCTATGCCCGAAACGTCGATCGTGAACCTGTCCTGTCTCGCCGCTGCGATTGTCCACAGCGTCCGCTTCATCGCATTCTTTACCGCACTGCCGTAAGCCCGCAGCACTTCTTCCGTGGTCGCGAAATCCAGCTGCTTGCTCACTGCCGACTGGCGAGCTCCCGTGCCTGCCTCACCAGATTGGATCGTCAAGTAGCAAACCCGATAAATCTCGTCTCGCAGATTCTGCAGGTTGTCCGCTGCAATCTGGTAGACCTTGCCTTCCGGTTCGGTCCACCCGAATCTGTCGTCCTTCCCCAGCTGGATGTAATACGACTCTCCGACTACCTGCTTCCATTCCCGGTCTGAGTACACTACCGGGGAAGCAAACAAGCCCATCGTGAGAGCCCAAGAAAGAGCGTTCGACTTATTGAAGTGCTCCAGCTGCAGTGAGGCTGCCTTGTTCATCAGCCATAAGCCGTCCGAGACTTTTATCTCCAATACCGGCACGCGTCCCAGCGATGCCAGCCCATGCCGCCCTTCATCGACTAACTCGATCGGACTCGATTCCCCGCGCTTCCGGTAAATCTGATAGTGTTCACGGTCGTAGTAGATCCACCGCGTTTCCTTTTCCCACTTCGCATCCGTGACGTTCGACTGTTGCAGGCACGATGTCCGCAGCACGATCCAATCCAGTCCGCCTAGCTTGTCGTGATTCCAGTTGATGACCTCGTCCGCGCCGTAGTCCATTAGGTACGCCCGCGATTGCCCGCACGCATCTTCCTCCGCCCGCGTGCGCGCTTCGCCGTCAATCTTCGGAAAATCGATCACGATGTAGCTGCTTCCGCAAACCAGGGCCTCCACGAACCGTTGCCGGAAGAACTCCGTCAGGCGAGTTCCTTTAAGATCGCAATCCTCCGAGAGCGCAGCATAAAAGTTCTGCGCCGCTGGATCGCTGCCCCCAAGCATCAGCGCCGGTGCGCAGCGCATCAACGTCGCCGCATACCAGTCGATAATCGATCCGACATAGTTCTCGTAAAACACCCGCGCCAGTCGCTCCAGGTAGATATCGCCTGGCTCCTTATGCCGCCGTACCAGGTACAACGAGGCGTTCGAGCGTAACTGTTCACCGCCCGTATAAAGGTCTTTGTACTGCCGCCAGATCGCTTTCCGCGCGACGTACTCGGGATGCTCCCGGTTGATCGTTTCCATCACTGAAACATCCTCACCTGCTGCTCTCCAATCGGCGGCAACGGCCGGCACTCCTCCCAAATCAGGTACCCAAGCGCATCCGACGCATGGGTCCGCATGCGATCGCGGTCTTTATCGATCTGTCCCGTGTCGCCCTTGTAGCAGACCTGCTCGAAATCCATGATCAGTTCCTTGCATTTCCTATCGATGAGCAGCCCGATATGCCCGCTGGCCGACTTTAGCTTTGTGTTCATCAAATTAATTCGCTCGCGCACACTCGGGTTGGACCTGGGAACTTTGTAGTCCACGTCCAACGGCGAGTAAGTCTTGAAATGTTCCTTCACCATGTCGTAATCCGACATTCCCGACGTCTGCTGGGCGAATCCCGAAGCGTCCCCGTAAATGTGAACTCCCGGTTCGTGTTTCGGATAACGTGTCAGAAACGCCTCCACCGCCTGCCGCGTGGTCGCGTGACGGATCACGATTTCATCCAGCACCGTCACCTGCCCGCTCGCGATTTGCGCGATCACTGAACTCATTGGGTCGACGTTGAAGTCCAACGCCCATAGGATTGGCTTTCGGCGATCGAGACTGAGAACGCTCAAATTTTGCGACTGTTCGAACGCGCTGTACACGCGGCTGCCATCCAGGCTGAGATACTCCCCCAGCACCTCTTGCGCATAAAATTTCTCGTCGTAGCTATCCCGTAAACGCCTGTAAAACTCGGGATCGCGTTCGAGCAAATGCCTGTTTTCGCTGGGTTTCGCCAGGATTGTCTTGTACCCACGCGCCGGTTTCCCGATAAACTTGCGGTATACCCAGTCGTAACCTTTTGGCGTCCACGCCGCGAATCCGCATAACACAGACGCCTTCGGGTCTCGCAGTCTGCCTTCGAGCCTTAGCCACGCCTCTTCCTGTGTGTAAGTCAGTTCATCCAACCCGAACCATGCCAGATTCGTGCCGCGCAGCCGCTCGAAGTCGTCCACCGGCCGAAATAGGATTCGCGACCCCGTATCGATCATTACCAGCGCATTCTCGGCCTTATTGTGGTCGTAAGGTATGTTGTTTGCGCCCAGGATCTCGAACAGCGTAGCCTGCGTCGCATCGCGCAGCATTGGGTAAGTCGGAGCGCCCAGCAGGCCTGTCCGTCCCGGATTTAAGTAAGTGAGCCGGATCGTTTCTTGGCATAGTGCCTGACTCTTGCCGCTTCCAATTGGTCCCGAGTATCCTTTATAGCGGGCCGTACACTTGTGAAATGCTTTTTGTGAGTCCAGAGGATCGTAGGCTATTTCTCGGTATCTGACAGCGTGTCCGGACTCACCCATGTCACTTTGATCTCCTTGGCCTCATCTTCCTGCCCTAACTCCTCTCCTAGCTGTAAAAGCTTCATGTACTCGGCAACTGTCGGCTCGTACCCCGCTTTCGTGATCTTGTTCTCAAACTGTCCCAGCGTCTTTTCGAGAAGTTCGTTGACCCGAACCTTGGTACGCACCTGTTCCCAGTGCTCACATAGCCGGCAGTTCTTCGGAGCCTTCTCCTTCGATTGCCCTTTTTTTGCCAT